GGTTAGTGCTGCCCTAGCACAGACTACTGACCCTACCCCTACACAGAGTTTCCGCTTTGCTAACGCAGCAATAGCAGGTGCGCAAGGGTTAGCGCAAATTCTTACCATTAGTAAGCAACAATTCAACCCTAGTGGCGGTGCAGGTGGCGGTGGCGGAGCAGCATCTGTACCAAGACCATCTGCCTTTAGACCTACCTTGAGCTTTGACACTCAAGGATTGAATAGCGGTATCGGTTTAAACGAGTCCCCTAACTTGGGCAACCAGATTGCAGAGAGCCTATCTGGTAGTCCTATCAAAGCCTATGTGGTTAGCCAAGAGGTACAGACACAGGCTAAGATGAATAGAAAGATAAGAGAAACAGCAACAATAGGATAATGAGATTTTACGAACTAGTACTAGACGAGGAGAAGTTCCTACACGGCATTGATGCTATCAGCATCGTAGAACACCCTGCTATAGAGGAGGACTTCATCACTATGAGCAAGGAGCATAAGTTCGAGTTCAAGGAAGTGAGCAACGAGAAGCGTATCTTGATGGGTGCGGCTATGATTCCAGACAAGCCTATCTACCGAGTAGATGGTGAGGAGGAGTACTACGTCTTCTTCACAAAGGAAACCATACGAAGAGCGAGTGAGCTGTACCTTATGAACGGCAAACAGAACAACGCTACCTACGAACACGAGGCACGACTAGAGGGACTCTCTGTCGTTGAGAGCTGGATCATAGAGGACTCACAGAACGACAAGTCCAAAGCCTATGGCTTAGACTATCCTGTAGGTACTTGGATGGTATCTATGAAGGTCAATAACGATGACATCTGGGAGAACTATGTCAAGGAGGGTACGGTCAAGGGCTTCTCTATAGAGGGCTGGTTTATGCAGCGTGAGACCACACTAGAGGTAGAGACTGAACTATCAGCAATCGAAGCAGAAGAAGGAGAACACCTACTAGCATTATACCTACTAGGAGTTGCTAAAGGAGTACTCAAGAATGACAAGAGATACAAGAGCGGTAAGAAGCTGGAGATGGAATCATACAGAGACTACCCTCAGTCAGTTTCTAACAATGCCAAGAGAGGCATCGAACTCAACGAGAAGCAAGGCAACAAGTGCGCTACTCAAGTGGGTAAGATCAGAGCGCAACAACTAGCGCAGAAGCAGCCAGTATCACTTGATACTATTAAGCGTATGTACAGCTACCTCAGCAGAGCAGAGGAGTACTATGACGAGGGAGACACGACCTCGTGTGGGTATATCTCCTACCTACTATGGGGTGGTAAGAGTGCCAAGAACTGGGCTGAGAGCAAACTCAAGGAGCTGGACAAGCTGTAGAAAGTAACCCAAAAATCCAATATATAGTTTTTTAATTAACAAAGTTTAAGAAGATGAATTTAAACGAAGTATTCAAGAAAATTGAGATGGCTCTTACCTCTAACGAGGAAGAAGCTGTAGAAGTGCAGTTCGCTAGTATGCGACTTGCAAACGGTGTAATGCTAGAGGCGGAAGCCTTTGAAGCTGGACAGAACGTATTCCTAATCGGTGAAGATGACGAGAAAGTACCTGCTCCTGTAGGTGAACACGAGCTATAAGATGGTCGTATGCTAATCATCACAGAGGAAGGTATCATTGCTGAGATTCGTGAAGCGGCAGCTGAAGCAGAAGCTGTAGAGGCTGAAGAGCAAGAAGAAGAAAAGCAAGAGATGGCAGAAGAGGAAATCGTAGTAGAAGCTCCAGAAGAGGTAGCTCCAGAACTAGAGCAGATCGTAGAGGCTGTTGTTGAAGCAGTTGCTCCTGCTATCGAAGAGGTAAAAGAGCAAGTGGAAGAAATGAAGCGCAAGTTCGAGGAGTACCAAAACAAAGAGGAAGAAGAAGCGAAAGTAGATATGTCTGCTGCTGCTAAGAAAATCTCTGCTGCACCTAAAGAGAACAAAGTAGCGTTAAACCGCTACGGAAAGAAAGCACCTCAGAATACTATGGGGCGTGTGTTTAGTAAATTATCATAATTTTAATAAAGAAGAAAAATGGCTACAACCACTTCAATTACGACATCTTACGCTGGGGAGTTTGCAGGTAAGTATGTAAGCGCAGCTCTTTTGAGCGCAGACACCATCGAAGGCGGTGGTATCACTATCAAACCAAACGTAAAGTACAAAGAAGTACTTAAGACTGTAAACCTTGATGCTATCACTAAGGACAGTACTTGTGACTTCTCTGACACTTCTACGTTGACTTTGGCTGAGAAAGTCCTCACGCCAAAACAACTACAGGTAAACCTTGAGCTATGTAAGAACGACTTCCGTAGCGATTGGGAAGCAATCGAAATGGGATTCTCTGCTTTCGATAGCCTACCTGCTAACTTCTCAGACTACTTGATTGGCTACGTTGCTGGTAAGGTTGCAGAGAAGAACGAAGAAAACATCTGGCAAGGTGCAGATGCTAACGAAGGTGAGTACGATGGCTTTACTGCTTTGTTGGCTGCTGACTCTGATGTTATCGATGTAACAGGTACTACGGTAACTGCTGCTAATGTTATTGACGAATTAGGTAAGGTAGTTGATGCTATCCCTACTTCGGTTTACGGTAAGGAAGACTTGTACATCTACGTTTCTCAAAACATCGCTCGTGCATACGTTCGTGCTTTGGGTGGCTTCGGAGCTTCTGGCTTGGGTGCTAACGGTGTGAACAACGCAGGTACTACTTGGTACAACGGAGGAGACTTGGCGTTTGATGGCGTTAAATTATTCGTATGTTCTGGTATGCCAGACAACGATATGGTAGCGGCTCGTAAGTCTAACTTGTTCTTCGGTACTTCTTTGTTGGAGGACTGGCAGATTGTTAAGTTGTTAGATATGGCTGACTTGGACGGATCAGACAATGTGCGTGTAGTAATGCGCTTTGCTGCTGGTGTTCAAATCGGTATCGGTGCTGACATCGTATACTACACCTAATCACTAGGTAGATAATAACCATAGAAGGGTAGGTGGGTCAATCTGCCTACCCTTTTTTAATACAATAAACAAATGGCTTGTACATTAACAAAAGGAAGAAACGAACCCTGTAAAGACGTAGTAGGTGGTATTACCGCTGTGTACTTTGCAGACTTCGATACGTTAGGTGCTATCACTTACGATGCTACTGATACAGATGTCATCGACTCATTCGGTGGTACTCCTACTTGGTTCAAGTTTGATGTTAAGGGTACGTCTAGCTTTGAGCAGACTATCACCTCTTCTCGTGACAATGGTACTACATTCTACGAGCAGACCTTGACTTTGAACTTTAAGAAACTATCTAAGCAAACACACAACGAGGTTAAGTTGTTGGCTTACGCTCGTCCTCACGTTATCATTGAGGATAACAACGGCAACCAGTTTATGATGGGCTTAGAGTACGGTGCTGAGGTAACAGGTGGCTCTATCGCTACAGGTGCAGCTATGGGAGATATGAGTGGATACTCTTTGACCTTTGGCGCACAGGAGAAGATTCCTGCTAACTTCGTAGACGCAACTATCACAGCCTCTGCTTCAGAGATTGACGATATCTAATATCTGAATAGTCTAGAATCAAGAAAGCCCCTCCTATATGGAAGGGCTTTTCTTTTTGGTAGCATCGCTACCTAGAGAGATGAGTGGTGCAAATATACCACATATATCCTTTTGGGTTTTATAATTAGATGATAATTGTAGAAGAAAATACAACGGCTACTATCAAGATGTACCTCCGTGACTTTACTACGGAGAGCTTCGAGATAGAGATAATATCCGAAGACCAAAGAAAGGAAGTGGTAGACACTACTATCTCTGGTACTTGGGATGACTTTGCTAAGGTGCTTACCTTTACCTATGATGTCTCTGCGCTATCGAGCGAGAGCTTCTATGTGGTCAAGATATGGGAAGCCTCTAAGGTGAAACTGCTCTCACAGGACAGGATGTATATCATACCTTCTGGTTCTAGTGTGGCAACGTATCAACCGAAACTAGCGACCACAGAGAAAACAATGAACAACGAGTTTAAGATTTATGGCGAATAACGTAAACTTTGTACAGCTATCAAGCTACACATCTCCTAGTATATCGGAGAACAGCCGACTAGGATGGGTCGAGTATGGTGATGACAATGACTACTTCCAGTATCTCATTGACAGATACAACGGCTCACCTACTAACAACGCAGTCATCTCTGGTATCATAGACCAAATCTTCGGGCAAGGTTTAGATGCCTTAGATTCGGGTAGAAACACAGAAGGCTACCTACAATGCCGTAGCCTCATCAAGGATGACGAACTCAAGAAGGTCATCAATGACTACTACCTACTAGGTAACGGAGCATTCCAAGTCATCTACAACCAAGACAAGAGCAAGATTGCTGAGGTACACCATATGCCTGTAGAGTGTCTACGAGCTGAGAAGTGTAACGAGGAGGGCGAGATTGAGGGCTACTACTACGCATACGATTGGAGCGAGGTACGCTCTAAGAAGGGTGCAGACCGCATCCCTGCCTTCGGCTTTGGATCAGCAGCCGATAAGATAGAGATACTATACTTCCGTCCTTATCGTAGTGGCTCGTATTACTACAGCCCTGTAGACTATCAAGGTGCGCTCCCATACGCAGAGCTTGAAGGTGAGGTAGCAAACTACCACATAAACAATATCAAGAACGGACTTGCGCCTTCGATGATTCTTAACTTCAACAACGGAGTACCTCCAGAGGAGGAGCGTGATATCATAGAGTCACAGATTCGTCATAAGTGGAGTGGGTCATCTAACTCTGGTAAGTTCATCCTAGCCTTTAACGAGAGCGCAGATAGCGCAGCTACGATAGAGCCAGTACAGTTAAGCGATGCACACAATCAGTACGAGTTCCTATCTAGAGAGTCACAACAGAAGGTACTAGTAGGTCACCGCATCACTAGCCCTATGCTGTTCGGTGTTAAAGACCAGACAGGACTAGGCAACAATGCAGACGAAATCAAGACAGCATTCCAGCTGTTCGACAATACTGTTATCAAGCCAAAGCAAGACCAAGTCATTGCAGCACTTGACCAGATACTAGCCTACAACAACATCGCCCTAGACTTGTATTTCAAGACCCTTACTCCTATAGAGTTCACGGACTTGGAGAATGCTAAGACTACAGAGGTAATAGAAGAAGAGACAGGTGTCAAGTTGAGCAAGTGTACAATGGATATGCCAGAGGAGTACGATACTGCCATAGACGAACTTATCGCTATGGGCGAGGACGTAGATACGGATATGTGGGACTTAGTAGACGAGCGAGAAGTGGACTACGAACAAGAGGAGGCACTAGATGCTACGCTCAAATTTGCCTCTACAGGTACTGCTAGACCCAACGCTAACAGCGAACAAGATGGAGAGAATGCCGCAGGGGAGTTATTCCTAGTACGCTATAAGTACGATGGTAACAAGTCCCCACAGCGTGAGTTCTGCAGAAAGATGATGAGTGCAAACAAAGTCTATCGCAAGGAGGACATCATCGCTATGGACGATAAGGCGGTGAATGCAGGGTTCGGTGTGAACGGATCAAGCACCTACTCTATCTGGCTATACAAAGGTGGAGCAAGATGTAAGCATAAGTGGGTACGCCAAACTTATATGAGTAAGGACGGCATCCGCCCCGATGTGAAAAGCCCAAACGCTAAGACCATCAGTACAACGAAGGCTAGGAGCAAGGGCTTCCGCCCAGAGGCTAACGATGATAGGGTAGCCATCACGCCTAGCAATATGAAGAATAGAGGGTATGTGAACCCTCCAAGTGAGAAAGATATACAAGGAGGACTATAATGGCGCAGGTATTATTTGTCAGCCCAGCTGACGTCATAAAGAGAACGGGAATCAACGGGAATGTGGACAGAGACCAGATGATACAATTCATCAAGATTGCTCAAGACATCCACATCCAGAACATACTAGGCACGAAGCTATTCAACAAGATAGCTAGTGACATAGATGGGGATACGCTCACAGGTAACTACTTGACCTTATTCACCGACTACATACAGGATATGGTGATTCATTGGGCAGCCATTGAGATACTACCCTACATCCACTTTAAGGTGGCTAACGGAGGCATCTACACTAAGAGCGCAGAGAACGGTACAACAATCAGTAAGCAGGACTTGGACTACCTAGTACAAAAGGAGCGAGACATAGCAGAACACTATAGCCGTAGGTTCGTAGATCATATGGCGTTCTATAGCAGTCGCTACCCAGAGTACAACACGTCAAGCAATGACGATATGTACCCTAGTAAGAATCAAAACTTCAACGGATGGGTTTTATAGTGAAGAAGGTATACAAGCCGAAAGCACAAAACATAGAGAAGCTGAAGCGATACTTAATGAAGAAGAACAATGGCAAATAATATAAACTGGGGTAAGATATACGAGTCCACAGCTTGGGGTAGTGGTGTCACTAATAACAACATCAATTGGGGTGAGATTTATGTTGATGATGCAGGTGGTGGAGGGGCTGCTGCTTTGCTTGACACTTATAGCGGAGCATTAGTAGCATATAGCCTTCGTAAATTAAGAAGCGACTATGAAGGCAACGCTATTAGAGTTACTCCCGATGGCTCTACATTTACAGACATAGGATTCGATAGCAATGGTGACTTAGACACGGCAAGTCTGCCGAGTGATAGCGACCTATATGTC